AGCTGAAGATGATAAAGCTAAAAGTCTTTTTTCTGATTTAGCGAACCAAGGGTTAGACACTGACAGAAATGTCAAAGTCGAACCGTCTACTCTTAGGGGTTTCATTCGTGAAATGATTGAGAGTGGAAAAAATCTTCCTATGGATACTTTTGGAGTATTCGTAGGTCATAAAGTCAATATCAAGAAAGGTAAATAAATGACAGACGCAAGTAAAAAGCAAATAGTGAAAGAACAAAAGGGAAAGGAGATAGCGACCCTAAGCAGTCTATTGAAGGCAGGTCCCTCCCTCTCAAAAAGAGATGCTGAGGATTATCAAATTCCTTACTTTAATATTTTAAGTAAAGGTGCTCCTCAGTTAGAAGAAGATGACGGTAAGTTCATCGAAGGTGCAAAGTTAGGACAGATTTTTAATACTGTCACTAACAAGGTCTATGACTCCTTAACTGTTTTACCAGTCTACTATCGTAGAAGATTTGTAGAGTGGGCAGAACGAGGAGAAGGATCAGGTGCTCCAGTCAACATCTATACTCCTGAACAATTTCAAAAGTTCCAAATGGACGGAAAAGTTGTTCGAGGTGATGACAACAAAGAGCGCTTTGTAGGAAAACCTGACACCTATATCGAGAACACTGCTGAGCATTATGTGATCGTACTCGAAGACAGTGGTGCTTGGAGTAAAGCGATCATCAAAATGAAATCAACACAGTTAAAAAAATCAAGGACATGGAATTCATTAATGTCCAATCAGAGACGTGTTGAAGGCGATGAAATCTATCAACCAAAAGACTTTGCTCGTGCCTATACACTAGCCACGGTCAAAGAAAAAAATGCCAAAGGTTCTTGGCATGGTTGGGTCATCACAGAGAATAAATGGATTGATGAACTAGGGCTAAAAAATGTTCAGGCAATAATCGAGGATGCCACTCAATTCGAAAAATCTATTCACAGTGGTGATATTGAAATCACTCCGACACAGGATGATGACAAAGTTTCCCCACAAGGGAATGCCTCGCAGAACGGTGACGATATACCGTTCTAGTTAATAGCCCACAAAAGATTAAGAGTGTTTTCCTCCGCTCACTCTTAATAAGGTTGGGGTTTGGTCTTTAGCCTCCTTTCGATCGACCCCAACCACACATAGGAGGAAGCTATTAATTTGAGAGGTTAATATGGAATTAGAATTAGTACAGAAGTTCAAAGAAATCTTCACAGGGCTTGAAAGAGCTCACGGTGTCTTTGAAAAAAAGAATGAGCCCCAAGAAGGTAAAAAGGTAGAGGCTCACATGATGACGGTCCACGAAGCACCGTCCTTGGAAAAATTTGAACGACACCTTAAAGGTGAATATCCTGCTATGGGTATTGTACCGATCAACGATGATGATCAATGTAAGTTTGGAGCAATCGATATTGATGTCTATCCGTTGGATCACAAAGCTTTATTAAAACAAGTTAAACAAAAAAAGTTTCCGTTAATTATGTGTTTATCCAAAAGTGGTGGTGCACATTTATATTTATTTACTAAACAGTATGTCTCAGCCAAAGATATGCAAACAAAGTTAAGTGAAATGGCAACAGCTTTAGGTTATCCAAAGGCTGAAGTGTTTCCTAAGCAAATCGAACTATATCAAAGAGAAGGTGAAGAAAAACGAGATACAGGAAGTTGGATTAACTTACCTTATCACGGAAGAAGTCGTTATGCTCTTGATCAAAATGGTTCTGGTTTAAACTTAGAAGAGTTTCTTTCTCACTACGATAGCCTCGTTGTTGGTGCTCTCAAATCGATTAAAACCGATTTCAAGAACGAGGTTATTAAAGACGGACCTCCATGCCTACAAATACTAACTGAACAGGGTGTTTCCGATGGCTCCCGGAATAACGCTCTGTTCAATGTAGGCGTATACTATCGTAAGGCAGATCCAGATAATTACAAGGAATTAGTAGAAGAATACAATAGAAACTATATCAATCCTCCTTTGAAATCAGATGAGGTTTTAGTAGTAATAAAACAAATTAGTCAAAGTGATAACAATGGTGCTCCTAAATATATGTATCGTTGTACTCAGCCTCCTATCGAGTCTTTATGTAATAAGAGACTTTGTAAGAAAAGAAAATTTGGTATTGGAAGCGAAGGTGACAGAGATCATCCTGTGTATTCTGATTTGAAAGTTTATAAATCTGATCCTCCTCGATACTTTTTAAATGTCGATGATCGAAGAATTGAAATCGCTAATACTGAAGATTTGATGACACATAAAAAAATTATTCAGGCTTGTTTAGAACAATTAAACAAAGGGATTATGAATATGAGTTCAGCAGAATGGAACCAAACATATAGTGAATTGTTTGAGTCTATTTCTATTGATCATCCACCTGAAGAAGTCACCAAGAAAGGTGAGTTTAAAGAATTGTTAGAAGAGTTTTGTCTACATCAAGGCGAAGCTTTGACAATGGCAGATATATTCTTAGGTAAATCTTATACTGAGGAAGGTTTTACATACTTTGCTCTTAAAGATTTAATGGACCATTTAAAGCGAAATGATTTTAAAGAGTCCAGACCGTGGGTAACGATGAGACTAAAAGAAGAATATGATGCAAGTGACTTAATTAAAACAGTTAAGAACACGAGAGTTAGGTTATGGAAAATAAAACAGCTTACTATTGAAGATGTTGAATTAGAAGTTCCTGACATGAAAAAAGAAGAAGTAGAAGGGGAAATACCTTTTTAATGGAAGGAGATCAAGACGTGTTATATGTAATAGGAACAAAAGAACATTTGTTTACACCTAACACAGTAGGTGACTTCAAAGTAGGTAAATCTACTATAAGGTCTCTTGAACAAAGATTTCGTTCTATTCAAACAGGTAATCCAAATCCTTTGACTATTTATGTTAAAATACCTTTTAATAACAAAAGAATGGAAAATATTTGTCATAAAGAGTTAAAGAAAAACAAACACAGAGGCATAGTAAAAAAAAGAGGTGAATGGTTTCATGGTGACTTAAAAGTTATTTTAGACATCATTCACAGAGCTGTATCAATGTATGATATTAGAAAGGAGCTTATATCTAAATGCGTACGTTAAAATCACAAGTACAAACTGATCACATCACTGATGAAATCAGTAGAATGTTTGATTATAAATTTGAAGGTCAAACAGAATTTACTTTACCAGAGTTTCAAAAACCAACAGAGGAATTTAATATTGGTTTAATTGTTGGAGCTTCTGGTAGTGGTAAATCAAGTTTATTAAAAGAATTTGGTCAAGAAGAAAATATTGAATGGGATTCAAACAAAGCTGTTTGTTCTCATTTTGATTCACCAGAAGAGGCTCAAGATAGATTGTCTTCTGTAGGATTTAATTCTATTCCCTCTTGGATGAGACCGTATCACGTACTCAGTACAGGAGAAAGATTTCGATCGGATCTGGCCAGAAGAGTAAAAGACAATGCAGTTATTGATGAGTTTACCAGTGTGGTTGATCGTAATGTAGCTAAGTCTTGTTCGAATGCTCTTCAAAAATTTATTCGAAATAAAAACATTAAGAATGTTGTGTTTGCATCATGTCACTATGACATCATTGATTGGCTCCAACCTGATTGGGTTTTTGATACCAATTCAAGCAAAGTAACAACAAGGGGGTTACTTAGGCGACCCAAGATCGTTTTGGAAGTCCTTCCTTGTTCCCACAAAATTTGGTCATACTTCGCTGAGCATCACTATCTCACAGCAAACATCAGTACAGCTACACGATGTTGGATCGCAACATGGAACGGAGTCCCAGTCGGATTTTCATCAGTTATCTTTTTTCCCTCAGGAACAATCAAAGAAAAAGCATGGAGGGAACACAGGACAGTGATACTTCCTGATTTTCAAGGATTGGGTTTAGGTGTTCGTTTATCTGAAGCAGTGGCAAAACAATTCACGGTCCACGGTCATCGATTCTTTTCTAAAACAGCACATCCTCGTTTTGGTGAATATCGAGAAGCGCACCCTGAAAAGTGGAGACCTACGACTCATAATAAACAAAACAGGAAAGAAGATTATGAAAAAGAATTAGATCGTATTGCCTCTGGTAAAAAGAAATCTAATTTCGGTGGTTATTCTCAAGAACTGAGAGAAAAACATAAGGAAAGGGTTTGTTACGCACATGAATTTATTGGATAAGAAAACCCCTACCGTGATTATCGGTCCCCCAGGGACAGGGAAAACCACATTTATTTTAAATAAAATAGAAGAGTATTTGGCTAATGATGTAGGAATTGATGAGATTGCTTTCTTTTCTTTTTCTAATAAAGCAGTCGATGAAGCGAAACAAAGAGCTTCACAAAAGTTTAAGGTTCCTACAAATCAATTAGAAAATTTTAGTACCTTACACTCTTTCGCGTTAAGACAAATGGGTCTTAACAGAGAACATATAATGAGTAACAATGATTGGAGAAACGTATCAAATGAACTTAGGATTAGTATTAACGTTAATAATGACGATGACATATTTTTCAACAACTATGACGACAAATACATTGATCTTATAGAGAAAGCGAAAAGAAGAGATATTTCTTTACGTGACTGTTGGACTATGTTTGCCAAAGATATTATTTGGCACAAATTAGAATACATCGATAAAGGCTTAAAAGACTATAAAGATTTTGGTTATGAAAAATTTACTAATGGTAAAACTGGTTACATCGTAAAGGACCAAGGACCGAAAGTAGATTTTACTGATTTAATTACTAACTACGCTAATGGTAGTTTTTATAAATCTTTTAAAGTTGTTTTCTTTGATGAGTCTCAAGATATGTCTACGATTCAATGGAAAATGGCAGAAAAGATTTGGAATAACTCTGAGAAAAGTTATTTAGCTATGGATCCTAATCAAGCAATTTATACTTGGGCAGATGCAGATGTATCGAAAGCTATTCAGATAAAAGAAGAATGTAAAAATTTAATTGTTTTAGATGAGTCAAAAAGAGTTCCTAGAAAAGTTTGGGAAATTGTTAATCGTGTGGAAGAACAAATCATAGGATATGATGATGTGAAATGGTCTCCTGCTGATAGAGACGGTAATGTAGAATTTATCAGAGGAATGTTTCATTTAGATATGAATGAAGGAACTTGGCTATTAATGGGTCGTACTCGAAGTATTCGAGATGACATGGAAGAAGTAATGAGGAAGAAAAATATCTTCTTTAGAGTTAAATTAAAAGATAGTAAGTATCGATATTCTGTTGGTACAAAAGAAAGAAATGCAATCTTAACTTGGAAAGATTTAATGAGATCAGAAACTAATGAAGTTCCTATTCGATTAGTAGAGAATCTCTATAAGTGTTTAGGTAAAGAATTTGTTGCTCGTGGTTGTAAAAAATTAATCGCAGAACAACGAAAAGCTTTTCCTGATAAGAAATTATCTTTTGTAAATTTAAAAGATGATTTTGGGCTACAAGCTGAGTTGGGTACTCCTTGGACAGAAGTAATGACAACAATCAATACTGAAACTAAGGCGTATTTAGAGAACTTAGAAACCAGAGGTGAAAATCTTGCTTTAGAGCCCAGAGTAACCTTATCGACTATTCATCAACAAAAAGGTGGAGAAGCAGACAATGTTATTGTTTCTCTGGATATAGGAAAAATGGCGTATGAAGAATATCGCAAAAATCCTGTTAATGAACATCGATTATTTTATGTTGCTTTTTCTAGAGCAAAGGAAAATCTCTATATCATTACACCACAATCGCGGGAGGCGTATAGAATATGAGTAAGCAAATAGGTATGTTTAAGCCTAAATCAGAATGGGTTCCACCAATGGATTTCCCAAACATTAAAGATGCAGATAAAATTGCTATCGACTTAGAAACCAAAGATCCGAACATCATGGACAAAGGTCCAGGGTGGGCGACCAAAGACGGAGAAATTATTGGCGTTGCTATCGCTGTTGACGGTTGGAAAGGATATTATCCTATTCGACATGAGACAGGATTTAACCACGATCCACGAGTCGTGTTTGACTGGCTAAATGAAATGCTCTCTGGTGAAGGAGAGAAGATAGCTCATAACGCTACCTATGACTTTGGTTGGTTAGAAGCTGAAGGCGTTAAATGGAATGGTCGTATCATTGATACGATGATCGCGGCTCCTTTGATTAATGAAAACAAATATAGTTATTCATTGAATGCAGTGTCGAAAGAATACTTAGCTGAAAGTAAAAATGAATTTTTACTAAACGAAACAGCAGCCCAATGGGGCGTTAATCCTAAAAGTGAGATGTATAAAATACCTTCTCAGTACGTAGGTGAATATGCTGAACAAGATGCTGTTCTTTGTTTGAAGCTATGGGACCGATTAAAACCTGAAATCACTCAACAAGATTTACAAACTGTTTTTGATTTAGAAACAGATTTAATTCCTATCTTAATGAAGATGAGGAAGAAAGGTGTGAGAGTTGATTTAGAGCAATTAAAAAAAGCTGAAAAGACTTTTGTCAAAAAAGAAAATGAATTAATGAAATTTATTTTTGATGAGACAGGGTTGAAATGTGATATCTGGGCGGCTCGTTCTATTGCGACGGTCTTTGATCAATGTAAAATTGATTACCCTAAAACAGATAAAGGTAATCCTAGTTTTACAAAAAACTTTTTAGAGTTTCATCCTCATGCGATTCCTAAAGCAATTGTTCAGGCCAGAAACTTTAACAAGGCACGGACCACGTTCCTTCATACGATTGAAAAGTATCAGCATAACGGAAGAATTCATGCCAATATTAATCAGCTACGAACAGAAAATGGTGGTACGCTGACAGGTCGATTTAGTTATTCTAATCCTAATCTTCAACAAATTCCTGCTAAAGATGACGCTGAATCTGATATCAAAATCGGTTCTTTAGTTAGAGGATTATTCTTACCTGAAGAAGGTGAGAGTTGGGGTTCTTTTGACTACTCTCAGCAAGAGCCACGACTCGTGAGCCACTATGCAAACATCGTGAAGCTTGAGGGTGCTGAAAAGATTGTCAAAGCTTACAACGAAGACAAAGAAACAGACTTTCATACAATCATGGCTGAGATTGGTAATATCCCTCGTAAGAGCGCTAAAACCATAAATTTAGGGCTATTTTACGGTATGGGTGTAGGAAAGCTTTCTGATCAATTAGGTATTGATCCAGAAGAAGGTAAGTCTTTAATTAAGCAGTATAACGAAAGAGTTCCTTTTGTTCGACAGTTAGCTGACGCAGTTTCTGATCACGCGAATAAAAGAGGAGCTGTTAAAACTTTCTTAGGTCGTAGATGTCGTTTTGAACTATGGGAACCAAAAGCGTTTGGTTCTTATAAGGCATATCCTTTAGATAGAGCTAAAGAAGAGTATGGTGAATATACTCCTCTAAAACGATCAGGGACTTACAAAGCGTTAAATCGATTAATTCAAGGATCAGCTGCTGATCAAACAAAGAAAGCTATGGTTGAACTAGACAAAGAAGGAATTACTCCGATGATTCAAATTCATGATGAACTAGCGATTAGTCTTAACGATGATCCAGAGGTTCAAAAGAAGATTATTGATGTCATGGAAAATAGCATTGAGATGAGTGTTCCGTCTAAGGTAGACGTAGCAGTGGGTAAAAACTGGGGAGAAGCAAAATGAGTGATAAAATCAATCCTAATTATTATAAAAATAAAACTATTGAAACAATCGATGCAATTGAATCTCAGTTAACTAAAGATGAGTTTATTGGGTATTTAAAAGGTCAGATATGGAAATATCTCGCCAGACATCGAGAAAAGAATGGACTAGAAGATATTAGAAAAGCTCAATGGTATCTTACTAAACTAGAAAAGATTTTATCAGTTGACGGAGTAGCTTAGTGATGAGAACATCAGGTATTTCAAAAGAGCACAAGTAAAAAGAAAAAATAGCATTATATTCTCCTCGAAATAACAAGGAGATATACATGTTTAACTTAACTAATAGAGCAATGAACCACTTCTTAAACTTTTTT